AAACTGTTCGTCATTCCACCAGACTGATTGCTCAGCCTTGCCATCTGATAACAACCAAGCAGCTTCAGGGTGATTGCGAACAGCATCACACATCGATAGTGCTTGATCCCATTGAGCCTGCGTTACAGGTTCAATGCCTTGATCGATCAGCTTGTTATAAGTTGTGGAGCCTTTGCGAGTAGCGCAGACTGCATAACGTCGATCAAGATCATCAGGTTCAAGGACAGCAGTATGAACAAAAGTACCAAGCCGCATAGCAGCAGTCGGCTCTGAAGCAGGGCGACTAGGATCGATGAATCGCTTGTAGTAAGTTTGCGGGCTGCGTGAGATTGCGTGAAGATGTGATGCTGAGACTGCTGGATCGGCATGGTATTCAGCATTAGAAACCATTGAGTGGACGCCTAGGCCAACGAAGGGTAACACGGTCATTTGGACCCTGCCATTGCCTTGCAAGCTCGGGCAACACCAGCTTGACAATCCATCCGAGTCAAGTCATCCAATGTCTGCGTAACTGAATAAAAGGCAGCTCCACTAAGCAAGGTGATAAAGACTACTGTGGCGATTAAGTTTTGCATGGCTCAAATTAACAACTGATAGTTTGTTTGATAATTTTACGGATAAACGGGCTAATCTTAGTTTCATTTTTTTCGCAATAAGAAACTAATTTATTGTAAGTTTCTCGATTTAAAACGACGCTGATTGTTTTTTTGTCCATTGGTTTACTCATGCAATCAAACATAGTCGCCATATTTAACAATAAGCCCCTTAATTTCAGGGCTTAATGAGTCTGGCATATAACCGCGTGCATCATCATAAATAATTTGGTTTGTGCAAACATTTTCATCGAAGAAAGGTTCAAACGGATCATTAATTGTTTGCTTAACAGATGAACGCGACTCATTCATTGCAAAAGAAAATCCTGCTGAATTGGAAATATTCAAGGCTGGAAATGAAGCCCAATTGCGACCAGTCGCTTTGTGCTTCATATACATTTCCCGCACTACAAGCGCAGATTTGTCTGTTTCTGCATTGAAAACACCAGTTTTTTCTAAATATCCTGTTTTAATAATTTCCAAAAACTGCAATGCCCTTATGGTAGGCGCTTGATACATATTAGGAGAAGTTATCATAAGTTCCGCATTGCGTCCAGACCAGTAAGTCAGTTTTGACTTTGTAAGACAAGCGATTTTAATTGCAGCGATGACAAAAAATTTATTAAAACCGTGATGCAAATAACCAAGTTCTTCTAGCAATCCAATAAATTTATCGTGCTTGAGATATTGATTTTTAACAAAATCATCGTGCCTGATATTGCTAAATCGCTCAGTACCCAAATTACCAGCATATTTTCCATTAGTTGCATATTTACTGTATAAATTTCTAACAATTGAACATTCGCTTTGTGTCATCGGAATGCCAGAAATTGTTAAACGCTCATGCATTTGCCTGCGTTTTCCAATATCAAAGCACTGCATAGAATCCTTAGGAAATTTTCTAAGAACTGCGAATTTTACTGGTTTGCCACACGAAATAACGGCCTCCATTCGATGTTGACCGTTAATTAAATGGTCATGCTCATCAAATGCAATGCAGTCGGGAGAAAGCCTCCAATTGCCTGAACTCATGTCGGCAGCATAATTGCCAACAGTTTTCTTCGTAACCTTTCTATTATTCTTGGTATTTTTTTGTAAATACAATTCCGCCAATTGCGGCGTAATTGTTTCGATTGCAAAAATTGGTTCGAGTTGATCCATTGTGTGAAAAAAAGTGGACAGCAGAATCGTATCATGTCATATATGATTTGTCTACGGTAACTCGAAAATTTTTATTAAGGCTCCCTCCGGCTCATGCCCAAAGCAGTATCGCTTGTCTGCAATGAGTCGCACGACAAGACAGTCATCAGCAAACACACCGCCATCGCTCAGCGCGTCCAGGGTGGACCGGCAACACTTGTCAATATCATTCCGCTTGACAATGCAGTGCTTCGGGGCGTTCGCCTTTAACTGACAATTTGTCGTGAAATGAGACTTGGGTCTCTTGAAGCGAAACTCAATTGACACGCTGCACGCGCCAGTTATCAAGGCGCATTTCTGCTCACGCATCTGCTGTCTTGCGGATACTGTAACAGCTTTTCTCCATGGCTTGACCCTCTTGCACGCCTCGACTAGCCTTCCACCGCCAACATGGCGCTTGCTGCCCTGTGGTGCTGGTTCAATATCATTGACGGCAATATAGATCATGTTTCTATCAAATCGCTTCAACATTTTATGCCTGAGGAACGCAAGCGGCTACTTGCCGCGCTAATCAAAGATCGCAATCAAGTAAAAGCCGCGCTAAATTACATCGCACAACAAAAACAATATGAGGAAAAAGTTTATTGGGAAACAGGCACCATGCCCGACGTTACACGCGCACAACATTTGCAGAATTCATATTACATAAAAACACTATTCACACAGCATGAACTAACAGTGAAGGCGTACTACGACGCCATTGATCCGCAGTAAAATAAAGAACGCGCAAAAAAAAGCCAGGGTAGCCGCCCTGGCTTGCGTGTTCATGTTCAACAACCAGAGGTTAGCACATGCCGAACAAAGTTAGTGCAAGCGGATTCGCTGCACTCCCATACAAGCTGATGGATCAGGCTGATGCTGCCACATGGGCGGTTTACGCCGTCTTGCACCGTCATGGCTGGAATTCAGACCAGGGCTGCTGGACATCGCTTGAAACTATCCGGTCTGAAACCGGCATAAGCCGAAAGGTGATCCAGCGTTCACTCGCATGGTTGAAAGAAACCAAATGGATAGAAGCTCAGCCACGCGCAGGATTTACGACGGTGTACTTCGTCAAAACGGACTCACCAACTGATGTCTCGCCCAGGTCAGATTTGACCCAGGTCAAAAACGACCTAGGTAACCCAGTGCAAAAACGACCTACCCCCCAGGTCGAAAACGACCTAACCCCTAGGTCAAAAACGACCTACAAACAAGAACCCATAAACAAGAACCCAAGAAGTAAAACCCAAGGGGCGCAAGCGCCGAAAAGGGATCCGAACAGACTCAAGGTCTTGCCCAGCAGCTCCGTGCCACCTGACCTTGCGGACTGCTCTGAGTTGCTGGTTGAGTTCTGGTCGGTTAAAAAAGGCACGCGGTCATCACAGGTCTTGAAACGCATCACCAACAAGCTTCGGCAATGGACACCACAGCAGCGCCAAGAGGCCCTAGAACGCGCCATTGCATCAGGTTGGGGTGATGTGTTCCAACCCAGGAAACAGACCACTTACAGCCCCGCACAGGAGCCTGACATGAAGCATCCGGCGCATCGTGTCTTCACTGCTGATCGTGGGTTTGATGATCAGCCCACCACTAACCCAATCCTTAATGGTTTATTTTAATGGCCGTCAGAGCGTTTGACGTAAGCTCCATTCGCCTGAAGCTGCGTCACATGGTTGACAAGGGCTACGTCACCCTTGAACAACTCGATGAACCATCACCAGGCTTCAAGTCAAACATGAACGTTCACATTCGTGATTTTCCTTCCGGTTATCGCGGTGTTCGTTACAAGAATCTTTTACGCATTGAAAACTTCCTCCCACCTGCAAAATGATTTCACTTCTCAACACTTCCAAACGTCAAGATCCAGTCGTTGATCATCTCGCTGATTTACTCGACAGCAGCAAGGCAGTAGCCGCCGCAATTTCTGACAACGCTATAGAAGAACAACGCGCAATCCCGGCAGGTCTGCTACAGTCCTTCTGCAATGACCTTGAGCGAATCAAGGCACACTTAATCACGGCTTTCGAAGTAAATGAAGGAAATTAAAGTTAGCCTGCCGGAATCTGACATTCAGCTCCTTGATCAAATCGCAAGAGAAAACAACACAAGCCGTGCCGAAATTATTCGTAGCAACATTGCTAATCATGGTCTTAGCGTTGACGCTCTGCATCGTGTCGCCATCGCTATTCGTAAAAGATTGCACGGCGTTTTTACGATTCAACAAGCCGAACAGGCTGCCGCCGTTGCAATTTGTGCCATCGCCAATACGTCAAAAAAAACTGCATAAGTCGGGCTATAATATGTTGGACGCAACTTCTTTGGCGTCCATGGCGCGTCGGAGTAGTGACCCGATGTTGTTAACCCTCTTTTTTGACTCGGGGAAGAGGGTTAAGCCATAATAAATGATTAAAACGGATTATATTTGTGCAATAAAATCAATTTATCCTTTATTTGAATTCAAGCTGTTTTGTTGTATGATCTTTAGGAACTGATCTTTTCCTGTGTTCCTTGATTATTCACTGTCCGACACTTCTTCTCTGCGAGCTTTGTCGATTAAAACAATATATGCCGATAAAATACGTGACAGATCTAAGCTTTGGGAGTTGCGGACTTATTCACCCAACGTTGCCCCAAACGGTTGGATTGCATTGTATGAATCGAGGCCAACTCAAGCGATCCAAACAATCATTCAAATTGGACGGACATTTAAATTGCACCCTGACGAGGCGTGGCAGCAATATGAGGATCAACTAGGCATCGAGTTCGAGGATTACTTTTCTTACTTTCGAAAACGCAAGTTTGCATTCGGCATGGAGATTCAAGATGTACGGTCTTTTGATCCAGTGCCGCTAGAAATTTTGCGTCGAGAAACGAATTTTGTAATTCCACAAATGTGTATGCCTCTTAAATCCATTCATAAGCGCATTCTTGCCGAATGGTTAAGGCCATAAAAAACGATCATTTGACTTCCCAAGGTTCTCATATACAGTTCAATTGTCAGTTCACCACTGACTTCAATTCACCCGATTCTATCATGACCATTGTTCCAATTTATGACACATTGTGCAAGTTAGCCGATGGCACATTGCAGCACTTTATCGAGGATCTTTCGATACATGATCGTCGCCATCTAGAAAAAATTCAGGTCGATTCAACTTGGCTGTGGATTGTTCATAGATGCGGCACACACATGGCCCGATGGGATGAAGATCAATATGCCGGTTCCAGAGACTCTCATTTGGAATGCTTAATTCGAGCTGGTTTGTTTGGCAATTGGCCGGACCACAAAGCATTTCTTATTCATATTGTCCACAAAAATGAGAGCATGTCACCCGGTGTTTTTGGCACTATTAACAAGGTTTCGCTCCATACCTTGCAGACTAAGTTGCCAAGACCGAAACCTCAAGTTGAATTGCCCAACATCAAGCGGCAGCAACAGGTTCTATCTGCCGCTGTTGGCTTTTCATATCTTTGATCATGTACGAAGTTTTTGCCTTAATCACAGACGAGCATGGCTCACGCTATTTCCCCACTGGTGATGGATCAATGCACCGCACAGTAGCTGAAAATCTCATGCTCAAGCGGATGACGGCTCATCCAAACGTTCAATTTTTCATCGAGTACACCCAATCTGAGGATGAATTCAATGCTTACTAAACCGAATCTTGAGTGCCTCGGTGCACTTGTCTGGTCTTTTGGTGTTGCCAATCGCCTAGAGAATGACTGTCAGTTTACGGCTGACATCACAAAGATGATTCAGTTGTTCCGGTCAGGTGATTGGGGCAATATTGACGAGAATGATTGGGAGCTAAACGTCGGAACTTGCAAAAACAAGTCAGGAGGCTCTTTGATGGGAGCTTACAAAACATTCGACAACACTAGGATTTGGATCATTACAAGCGGCTATGGACAGCAGGCTCTTGGCCGAGACTATTGTTACACTACAGTCTTGTTCCCCGAGGAATACTGATGGAAATCAACCCGATTCTTGCCTCAAATATTAGGCACGCCCTTAAACAGCTTTATGACATGGGTGCCGATCATTATGCTGATTTTTGGCTGACTGAGCTTCATCAAGTGAATGGTTGTCCGATCAATAATCGGTGGAATGCAATGACATTGCGACAAATTGAGAATGATGTTACACTCATTGCCGGGCAGTCAGGTGAAATAAATACATAAGAATCGTTCATCATAAAATAACAACCGAGGCTTGACATTTCAAGCCTCTTATTGTATATTATGAATGTGGACATCACTAGTCCGCACTTTCAAGTTAATCACCCGATTCAAATGACTTCCAAAAAAATCGTCAAAGCACCAGCAACAACCGGAGTTCTTCTTAATGGACAGTCCGGTTATCATCAGGAACATGAAATTATTGACGGCACATTGCCAGCCCGTGAAGCATTCACTCGGGCCAATGCTTTATTTACTGTTGATAAAGCGCCTCTTCTTTTCAGGAATCCAGTAACTGGTGAGACACAAGACTCGGACCAACGCTGTGCTGTCTATCGGACAGACACAGGCGAACAGCTTGGCACTGTCGGCTTGAATTATGAATGCATTCAAAACGAACAACTGTGTCAGCTTGCCGAGTATCTAAGAGATGATTTGATTATGGACACCGTAATCACTCTCAAAGGTGGAGCAAAGGTCGCCTTTACTGGTAAAATTGTTGGAACTGATGAGGAAATTGTTGATGGTGATCGAGTTCATCGCAACTTAGTTGGCTATTTAAGTCATGATGGCACCACAGGCTTCGGTTGCTGTTTCACTGATGTTCGGGTTGTTTGTCAAAACACCCTGGGCTGGGCGCTTAATGGAGCCAAAAAAGATGGCAAGATTAAGCAAATTTCACACACTAAGATCGGTGTCAGCATGTATGATAATCTCCTTCAATCCATTGATGTTGCTCGTCGGACTTTCAAGGAAGATACTAATGACTATCGCCGTATGCAGGAAACTCCCATGGAGTTCGATGCTTACAAGGCGTGGTTAACCCATCTTTACAATTGCAAACCAACTCTTGCCGAGGATGGTTCAGTTATTGATGCCGACATTGCCAATAACAAAGTCAAATTCAACCGACTTACCCATGCTTGGGTTGGAGGCTATGGCACTGGAATTGAGGGAGTATCTGGCACTGCCTGGGGCGCATACAATGCAGTCACTGAAGTGGAAACCAGCTTGAGAGATTCATCAGACAGCCGCAACTTCATGACACCCAATGGTTACTATACTCGCAAAGTTGTGCAGAAAGCTAAGGATTCAATCCTTGAACTTTGCACTGCTTGATCCTCAACAACCAACAATTCTTCAAGGGGTCGATCTGACCCCCTTTTTTTTGCCTATAAACCGATTGTCTATTTTTTTCATTGCTTTTGCAGAATGAACTATGCATCATGAAGCAAGTCAATTTAAAAAAAACAAAGTTCGACAGCTGGGAAGCAAGGCCACCACTGGAGTCTTATTGAGGAGCATTCTCAACACCAGACCCAGGTACCCTGTCAGACCTTATTTCACCCACCTTAAGTCAGCAAAAAAATCTTAATTATCGGTGCATCCGCACGGACTACACGGTTTTTTAACTTGCCATATATTAGAACAGTGGAAGACACAGTTCTTCCACAAATCACCCACTTCACTTCACCCGATTCAATGAACACCAAGCAAGTCGAAAACTGGATGACATTTGTTATCCGAGCTGAGATTCACCAGCAGTTGAAGGATATGCCAGAAGCAGATCGTCCGATCAACATCAACAATCCAGGTGATGACCCGAACTTTCATGCACTGGTTAAGCGCATCAAACAGGAAATGGAAGTCCACATGGTGAACAAAGTTGATCACTATCTATCCGAGGGCTTCTGAGCCCTCTTTTTTCCACTTCACTTCACCCCACCACCCGATTCATCATGCAAATCCACTTTGAACGTCCGAATGCTGCACGCCTTTATCAGGCGCTGGGTCAGATACTTTGGCTCGATTCAGCCACTGGTGATGCCGCAACAGATGAGGAAAAGCTCGAAGCTCTTGCAGTATTCAAGGCCAACTTGAAACAGGAAATTGGAATTGACCGCATCAACACCATGCAAGATGAGGTCTACTGCACACTTGTCAACCCGATGGAGTTCTGATGAACAAAACTACGACTCTTCGTCTCACTTATGACGAACTACTTGGTTTACTTGATTCCATAGAATCTGTCTTTCCAGAGGACCGCAGTGATGAAGAAAATGCCACTCTGGATCGGCTAACCAAGCGTCTTAATCAAGCACTCACCAGATTGGAGAACTGATCAATGCCGTACTTACCTGATCTCAACCCCCCGAAACCACTTGACCCAGGTGCCCGACTTTTGTATGCAACCAGGCTCCGAAAAGCTCTGGAGGAGCTGATGACCGATACAGAGCGTGACTACCATGCGGGTTTATTTGAACTGTTCACCGACTTTCAGAATGATTTGCTTGTGGATCTTCAGAGAGCAACTCCTGCACTTGATCCATCCAAGCTCCCAGACTGAAAATCCAAATTTCAGCCCTGGGCAAAAGTCCAGGGTTTTTTTTGGCTTGTCATCATGCCACACAACTGTCCGCTATGGACCTTTGGGAAGCAAGGCCACCACTAGAGTCCCAAGCTCGAACATCAATTTTTTCTATAAAAAGCTGCTGGATGAACTATGCATCATGAAGCTTGCCAGCATGAAAAAAACATGTTATCGTACTTTCAGTTAAATCAATCATGCATGACCGCCAGTTCTATCAATAATATAAACGACTTAGTTGCTGATCCAAGAAACGCCAGAAAACGCACAGCCCAATCGAAGGCGCTTCTTCAGGAATCGATTAAATCTTTTGGCGCAGCTCGATCTATTGTTATTGACGAGTCGAATACAATCTTAGCCGGTAACGGTACAGTTGAAGCCGCAGCCGCTCAAGGCATAAATCGAGTCCGCATTATTGAAACCGATGGCGATGAAATTATTGCCGTAAAACGGTCTGGTTTGTCCGATGCAGACAAGATCGGTCTCGCCTTGGCAGATAACCGTACTTCAGACTTAGCCGAGTGGGATGCACAAATGCTACAATCACTCGCAGCCGAACATGATGTGACACCTTGGTTTTCGGAGGATGATATAAATGAGTTGCTCGCCAAAGATGATGAATTTGACCCTGATGACCCGACTGAAGATCAGTCAGACAAAATCGACGCAGTTTTTCAAATTATCGTAAATTGCCGAAATGAAGAAGAACAAACAGCGACTTTGGACTATCTTTTGGGCCAAGGGCTCGACTGTAAAGCCATGAATGCTTGATTATGCCGAAAATTAATTTTGAAAAAACATCCGAAATAAAACGCACTGCAAGAGTTGCACAACTTGAGGGATTGTTCGACATTGCACCAGACCCTAAATCCACAGTCAGTTTTAATGTTGACATCCCAATCGAAGATTTTGACTGGAATGTCGGTGTTATTGTTGGTCCATCCGGTTCAGGTAAAACTTCGATTGCTAGTCAACTATTTGGCGATCGATTTAATCCTCAGTGGAGTTGGGATCAAGAAAAATCAATTGTCGATTCTTTCCCAAAGTCCATGTCGATTAAAGAAATCACTGGACTCCTGTCATCAGTTGGGTTTTCATCGCCCCCGAACTGGTTGAGACCGCATCATGTATTGTCCAATGGCGAGCAATTTCGTGTTAATATTGCACGCGGCTTAGCCGAATCACCTGACTTGCTTATCGTTGACGAATTTACGTCGGTTGTTGATCGGACAGTTGCACAAATAGGTTCTGCGGCCATCGCAAAGGCTGTTCGCAGACGAAATCAGAAATTTGTCGCTGTCGCCTGTCATTATGACATTCTTGAATGGCTACAACCAGATTGGGTTTTTGATCCATCTACCTCCCGCTTTGCGCGGGACTGTCTTCAACGACCTCAAATTACTATCGACGTTCAATCCGTATCGGGCAAAAAATATTGGCCGCTCTTTAGTAAATTTCACTATTTGAATCGCGACATCCATAATGGCGCAAAATGCTTTTGCGGTTTTTATAATGGCCGTCCAATTGCTTTTACTGCCGTACTCACCATGCCGTGTCCACAAGGTACACGCTGGAAAGAGCACAGAACCGTGTGTCATCCTGACTTTCAAGGGGTCGGCATTGGAAATGCAATGTCGAACTTTATTGCCTCTTGTTTTCATGGCACCAGGGGCCGATATTATTTATCAGTAACAGCTAACCCGGCAATGGTTGCCTATCGTGCAAAATCACCGCTTTGGAACATGACAAGAAAACCAAAAAATAACTGCGATCAACGGCAACGTCGCAACACAAAAGCAAAAACACAGGCCATGACGCAATGGAGAAAAGCATTAACCACTGATAGAATTACAGCAAGTTTTCGATATTGTGGACCAAGTAATCCTGAAGCAGCTGCCGCACTCGGAATTAAGTAATGCCAAAACGACTGGACGGTAAAAAAAGTGCACCAAGGGCCTCAGCCGCTGAAAAGCAATATCGCGTCAACCGCCTTTTCAACTTAATTCGCAATGGCGGCACCAGAACGGATTGCATCCGATTTGCGGCACAAACTTGGAATCTCAGTGAGTCCACGACTGATAAATTGCTAGTGGAGGTAAGGAAGCAGTTAAAGCGAGATTTTGAAATTGATCGTGAGCAATTTGCTGCTGAACTCATGCAGCAAGCGTCGAGCATACAAATGGAAGCGCGCCGCACAAATAATTTAAATGTGGCGCTAGGCGCTATTAATACATTAGCCAGGTTGGCGCAGCTTGAATAATGGCAAATATATTGGTTGGTCGATCAAGGGGTTGCATTTTGTCAACACCATTACCGGCACTTGACCCTAATTATGATTTTTCAGAATTGCCCGCAAAACTATATGAGAGCTTAACTGGCCCGCAAAAAGAAGTTTATGATTCAACCAGCAGATTTAAGCTTTTGTGCTCTGGGCGACGTTTTGGAAAAACATATTTAAGCATTACTCGTCTTATTAATTGGGCTATAGAAAAGCCAGGTAGTTTAAATTGGTATGTAACAGCCAATTATCGCATGGCAAAACAAATTGCTTGGCGGCAATTGCGACAAATGGTGCCAGCAGAAGTTTTTTTATCGAAAAATGAGGCTGAATTAACCATTGAACTTAAGAATGGATCAGTTCTAGCCCTGAAGGGGTCTGACAATCCAGATAGTTTGCGCGGCGTTAGTTTATCAGGTTTAGTCATTGATGAAGCCGCATATGTTAGACGAGATGCTTGGGAAATGGTTTTGCGTCCGGCATTGTCAGATCAAAGTGGTCCCGCTTGGTTTATTACAACACCAGCCGGATTGAATTGGTTTTATGACTTGTGGCAACAAGCCGAAGAGCTGTCTGATTGGTCTACTTTTTCTTATACAACAATTGATGGCGGCCAAGTATCAAAGTCTGAAGTTCAGGCCGCGCAAAACACATTGGATGCTAGAACATTTCGCCAAGAATATTTAGCGAGCTTTGAGGCACTGTCAGGGCGAGTCTATCCTGGATTCTCAGATGACAACATATCAACCGATATTAAAGACGTTGGCGGCACAATTTATTGGGGAACTGATTTTAATGTCAGCATCATGGCAGGAGTTATTGGAAGTCGTGTTGGGGATACATTGCATATTTGGGATGAAGTTGCTGTAAAGCAGTCAAATACAGACGAAGTGTGCAAGATGTTGCGCGAAAAATATCCTAATCGCAAGATTGTTGCCTATCCAGACCCGACAGGCTCAGCGCGTAAAACTTCATCTGCTGGACGGACAGATCATGACATTATCAGACGATATGGATTTGGATGTGTCAGCCCTAAAGCACCATGGCCCGTAAAAGATAAGATAAATGCGACAAACTGGATGATTCGCACCGCCAATGATAAGATAAAATTATTTATACATCCGAAGTGCAAAAATACTATAAAGGCGTTAAAAAATGTAACTTACAAGCACGGTGCTGAAGATTATGTAATTGATAAAACAGCAAACATTGAACATTGGACAGATGGTTTGGGCTATTTAATCTTGGCAGAGTTCAATCCACTTTACGAACGAGCTGGTCATGGCACTGGAATTAGAATTTACTAGACCATATCAAGGTCAGGCACGGCAAAACAGTTTTGACTGCTGCGCCAGTGGACTAAACTAAAGTCAAAGACTTGCGAAATTGACGCGTGTACTCTGGCTTCTCACATTACGACCGGCAACTGTTCGCCAAGGTTTCAAAGGTCAACGATCCAAACTCAGCGTGGCGCAATCAAGAGCCACACTGGATGCTGATTGAAGACCTGATGGGTGGCACCTATGAAATCCGCCGTCGTCATCGGCGTTACCTTCCGCAAGAGCCACGCGAACTAGACGAAAGCTACGACCGCAGGCTGAGCACTTCAATCTGCCCGCCTTACTATCAAAGGCTTGAACGGATGCTGGCTGGTATGCTCACGCGCAAACCCGTCAGGCTGAACGATACATCAGACCAGATCCGTGAGCAGCTTTTCAATGTTGACCTCAACGGCAATGACCTGAACGTTTGGACATACGAAACTGCCCGCAAGATGATCCGTTACGGTCACGTTGGCGTTTTAGTTGATGCACCGCGTGATGGTGGTAGACCTTACTGGACTTCATACACACCACGCGAC